TCGCTCTCCCAATATTGGAGGTCGTAATCGTTGTCGTCTGGTCTAACATAAATTCAAAAGTAATAGCCCTCAAGATCTCAGAGTTTCGCGACCTCTCGAAGTGAATAATTTCCTGACGAGATGTAATCAATTACCTCCTGCTACCAGGTTATGCCGAAATGCTCGTACAGGTTCAGCAGTTTGTCCATCGTAGTGAACTTCGAGCCGACGTCGATTATTTTAGGGGGGAGATTGACCGATGAAAGTCCTCTTACAAGAGTTTTGTCGGCAATGGTCCTGAGAATATTGTGGCCTCCCGAGGTGGTTCTGCTGTTCATGGTCTCGCCAAGCTGAATTTCTAGACCCGCATCTGAGAGAACTTTTGCATACTGAGTTGGTATACTTCTTGGAGCCACGGCTTGCACTTGTCCAGCTATTTTGACGAACTTGGAGAACTTCTTGACTCCGTCCTACAAATTGGAATATGCCTTCTCTGTGTACATATCCAGGATTTGATCTCAAGGGATATTGCATGCTTTGTTCATCTGGATGTGAGTGCCTTTCTTGATTCTCTAGATGATTTGATCGAAGTCTGAAGCATACCAATAAATTTTCTCTTCGTGAAGTTGCAGAATTTGTTCTCCGATCGCTTCTGTCCACAACTTTTTATTGTAGCCGTAAACCCATCCTTACACAAACAATTTGAAGCAAGTGACTTTCTAGGCTTTGCCGGTTATCTATTGGAGGGATTTTAGAAGTTTAAAAGCGGCGAGAGAAGTTTTGCCTAGATGGACAGATGATTTATACTAGATTCCAATATTAATGCCGTTGTTCTTAAAATGATCCTACTAAACTCTAGCATCGTCTAAGAAAGTCTTTATCTCCTTCGACATTCCGGGGACTCCGAATGAAGTATGAATCTACGGTGCTAAATCGGATCTTATTTGAGCCTCCTCAGGTAATGCGTGAGAGACTGGAATCGTGCTTGACAGTCTTTCCGCCTCATATTTCACTCTGTATACTTTCTTCACTGTGAGTTTGTTTGACTCATGGACCAGCATTGGATCTAGATGTGGATACCTGTTTGATAAGGCATCTCTGTATCTGCTCTCTATCTTCTAGACCTTGTAAAGTAAGGGATGTCCGCTGAAGATGTGTCCAGAGGGGAAACCAAAAGCTATTACTGGAGCTAAACTATCATAGGCGTCCTATTCTTTCTCAGTGAGTGATCCTACCGGGAGAGCTAATAATCTTTGAATCAAGGAGGTGAAAGTTTTCAAATTTGTTCTGAACAGGAGAGTCGGATCTGTGAGCAATCATTGCTGGAAAACGTCAGCTTTCATAATCATCTTGATTCTATCCGATGGGTTTGCGGTCAAGAGTCGTTTTGAGAACATTTTCTTAGGCACTTGAATTCCCAATTTCTTAGACACTCAAGGATTCTCAAAACGAGCGGCTCTTTTCTCTTCTTTTGTCATCTTTTCCTCTTCTTCGGGCTGATACGCCGGTTTTTCTGTTCTCTTGATTCTGAGTTGCGATAATCATTTAACAACTTTGAAGTCGCCAACTTCTGCAGCAGAATCAATTGCGATTTACAGCATGTGAGCCCATGCAAGTTTTGAATGGTCACCGTTAGCATGGTTCTCATACTGAGTGATCCAACAGCCCGTTAC